TAAGCCATTGAGTTACAATGACTTTAATCGGTGGAAGTTAGCTAAAAGCCGAATTGAGGGATTAAAAGAGCGTTTTTCAGAACAAAACAGTCTAAACAAAATGTATACAGCGTATAAGAGCTGAGGCATGATTTGGGTGTGGCAAGGGGCCACGGACGAGGAGACACAACATGGGACTATTTATCGACCTAATGCGCGACCCAACTGGTTTAAGGGCTGACGCTGCGCGCAAAGCACGCGAAGAGATCAAGCGCGAACAGGCCAACGCTAATGCCAAGAGCCGTCGCGCAGCACGCAAGCTGGCTGCTGAGCTGGGCGTCAAGCTAGACATCTGCCGTGATGACAATTTCTGGCGCGTGTACGTCCACAATCCTTACCCCGAGAATCGCTGGGATGACGAGATCATGTGTACCTGGTGGCCCGAGGTCGAGACTGCCTTGTTAGAAATCAAAGCCAAGCAGGAGGCGGCGTAAGCCGCCCAAGGGGAGACAGACATGGCAGCAGAACACGATTGGGGCTATGAGCACTGGAAGGCGAATCAGGACCGCATCGATGAGATCGCAAGCCGGTGGCTAAAGGACACTATCGCGCATCGTGAGATTGATGAACTCTGGTGCGCTATCGGGGACGACTTCCCCGCGCTGCTCTGGGAGGTTGGTGCAACCCAGGAGCCCTTCAACGAGGCCCTTGAGCGGGAGTGCATCTCGCGGCACTGGCCTGACATCTTTGACTACGTCGAGTCCATTGTTCATCGCGACGACAAAGACGGGACGATCACACTCTTATGAACATCTCAATCTGGATTGCCGCCATCCTCCTAGTGGGGATGGTTGTTGCCTGCGACGACAGCTACCAGCAAGCGGTTGACGACGCTGAGTTCTACAATGATATGGTCTGTGAGGGCTACTGGCCCGACTATGACCAACGCGAACCTGACTGCGGAGCCAGCAATGGTAGAGATCCACGCGATTGAGTGGGACGCCGAGCGCGAGGCGGTAAGCCTAGTTATGAGTGGTGAGCCCACGGAGGCGGAATCTAGGCTGATCAATGAACTCATGGTGGAATTCGCCGCGTTCCTGGGCAGGGAGATGGAGTCCGCTGGCGAGTATGTGAGGGAGTGGATTGATAAAAACGGGGGTATCCATTGAAGGTAAGGGCGCATGACTTCAACTTTCTCCTGGGTAAGCAGGACGGCTACGCTCAGAAGCCCTTCAACGTCTACATAGGCGGCAGCTATGAGAAGGGCTATCGAGAGGGCCAAGCCCTGTACAAGAAACACGGTGGTGACAAAGCCAAGTAATTGATACACTTTAGGGGCTCCCCGGCGGTGGTTCCCGCCCGTTGCCCCGTCGTGGGAGCGTCAAATGCTTGTGTGGATCTTTGAACGGCAGCACTTCGAGGTCTGGGACAATGGGCGGCGTCCCCAGAAGCCGAAGGTGGTGGCCCTGTCAGAGGTATCGAAATCGTGGGTAAGCGAATCGACTGGACCCAGGCCCAGAAAGACGAGTTCCTAGAGCACATTGCGTGCGGGGACGATATGGTCACGGCCTGCTCCCGCATGGACATCACAGACCGCACGGTCTACCGGATGCTTAACCGAGATCCAGAGTTCCAGGTCCAGTACGCCAAGGCTCGTGAGCGGCAGCAAGAAGCCTACATGGATAAGATCATCCGCATGGCTGACGAGGCCACCAGCGATGATTGGCAGGTGGTGAAGCTGAGGATCTGGACCAGGCAATGGGTTGCCTCAAAGCTAGCCCCCAAGAAGTATGGCGAGCGCAAGGTGATCGCTGGCGACGAAGAAGCACCCCTCACGATCCAGAAGATCGAACGTGTCGTCGTTGGCGATTGACTCCACCCTTCGTATAGAGACGCCGCGTTGGGCCGTCCCTCTGTTCCAGCCAGCCCGCTACAAGGCCGCGCATGGCGGTCGTGGATCCGGGAAGTCGCACTTCTTCGCAGAGATGCTCATCGAAGAGCACATCATGAACCCCAACAGACGGACGGTCTGTGTCCGGGAGGTGCAGAAGAGCCTGGCTCAGTCTGTGAAGCGCCTCCTCGAGGACAAGATTGAGAAGCTAGGGGTTCAAAGCGCGTTTATCGTCCAGGAGACGGTGATCAAGTCCGCCCACGGTTCCGGCATGATCATCTTCCAGGGGATGCAGAACCACACCAGCGACAGCATTAAGTCCCTTGAGGGCTATGACTGCGCCTGGGTGGAAGAGGCCCAGAGCCTCTCACAGCGCTCCCTAGACCTGCTCCGTCCCACAATCCGTAAGGAAGGGTCAGAGTTGTGGTTCACCTGGAACCCGAGCCAGGACACGGACCCCGTTGATCAGCTCCTGAGGGGCGACAAGCCGCCCCCTGACGCGACCGTGATCGAGGTCAACTACAAAGACAATCCGTGGTTCCCTGACGTCCTCAAGGCGGAGATGGAGTACGACCGGGGCCGGGACTATGAGAAGTACGAGCACGTCTGGCTTGGGAAATATCTCCAGAACAGCTCGACCCGCGTATTCAAAAACTGGACGGTGGAGGACTTCGAGACCCCTTCAGACGCTACGCTGCGCTTCGGTGCTGACTGGGGCTTCGCTACCGACCCCACGGTGCTGATTCGGTGCTTCATTGAAGGACGCACTCTCTACGTCGATCATGAGGCCTACATGGTCGGCTGTGAGATCGTGAACACCCCCGAGCTGTTCTTCCAGATCCCCGAGGCAGAGAAGTGGCCCATCGTGGCTGACAGCGCCCGGCCGGAGACGATAAGCTACATGAGGTCGCACGGCTTCCCGAAGATCATGGCAGCCGTGAAGGGTCCGAAGAGCCTGGAAGAGGGGGTTGAATGGCTCAAGAGCTACGACATTGTGGTGCATCCGAGGTGCCAGCACACCATCGACGAACTCACCATGTACTCGTACAAAAAGGATTCCCTTACAGACGCTGTGCTCCCGGTCCTCGAAGACAAGGACAATCACCTGATCGATGCCCTCCGCTACGCCTGCGAGAGCGTGAGGCGGACGCAGAAGGCGTCGAAGCCGACACACGTTGAGCCGTTGCCCACGATCAATCGTTGGTAGATAATGGCTTGACTTTTACAGTGGGGCCTGATCAATGGCACGAATGACGAAAGAACAGCGGCTTGCTTTTGTGCATCAAGAGGCGCTGAACGAGTTTGACAACGCCCAGTCTCCCGTGAGGGACGAGCGCCTTCAGTGCCTACAGGACCGACGCTTCTACAGCATCGCCGGGGCTCAATGGGAAGGACCGCTCGAGGAGCAGTTCGAGAACAAGCCCCGCTTTGAGGTGAACAAGATCCACCTCTCCGTTATGAGGATCATCAACGAGTACCGGAATAACCGGATTTCCGTTGACTTCCTCCCCCGCGAACCCGAATACGACGGCCTGGCCGACACCCTGGACGGCCTGTTCCGCGCTGACTGCCACGACTCCTGTGCCGATGAAGCCTTCGACAACGCCTTTGAGGAGGCTGTTGGTGGTGGCTTTGGCGCCTTCCGCCTTCGTACTGAGTATGAGGACGAGGAGGACGAGGACAACGAGCACCAGCGCATCCGCATCGAGCCCATCTTCGACGCTGACTCCAGTGTCTTCTATGACGTTGATGCTCGGCGGCAGGACAAGGCAGACGCACGCTTCTGCTTTGTGATCTATGCCATGACGCGGGAAGCCTATGCCGAGGCGTATGACGACGACCCCTCAGACTGGCCGAAAGAGATCACCCAGGTAGAGTTCGACTGGTGTACGCCTGATGTTGTGTACATCGCCGAATACTACAAGGTTGAAGAAGTGACAGAGACCCTCCGGATTTACGAGGCTATTGACGGGACGGAGGAGAAGTACCGCCAGTCTGACTTCGACGCCGACCCCGAGCTAGAAGACAAGCTCGCCGCTATTGGGTCCATCGAGGTACGCAAGCGCCGCGTAAAGCGTAAGAGAGTACACAAGTACCTGATGTCTGGCGGGAAGGTCCTAGAGGATCTCGGTTATATCGCAGGCAAGTGCATCCCGATAATCCCCGTCTATGGCAAGCGGTGGGTGGTGGATAACGTCGAGCGCTGCATGGGCCACGTCCGTTTAGCTAAGGACGCCCAGCGCCTCAAGAATATGCAGCTATCTAAGCTGGCGGAGGTCGCCGCGTTAGGCTCTGTCGAGAAGCCCATCTTATTGCCTGAGCAGGTTGCAGGGCATCAGATGATGTGGGCCGAGGACAACCTCAAGGACTACCCCTATCTTCTGGTGAATCCCATCACGGGACCGAATGGCGAGACCCAGGCTGCTGGGCCTGTCGCTTACACCCGCTCTCCCCAAGTACCTCAAGCCCTGGCTGGTCTTCTACAGGCCACAGAGGCCGACATGGACGACATTCTCGGAGGCCAGGGTGAGGCCGACAAGATGGTGTCGAACATCTCCGGGAAGGCTGTGGAGCTGATTCAGGAGCGGATCGACAAGCAGGCTTACATCTACATGAGCAACTTCGGCAAGGCCATGCAGCGCTGCGGTGAGGTCTGGCTGTCGATGGCTCAAGAGGTCTACACCGAAGAGAAGCGCCGCATGAAGACCGTCTCCGAGGAGATGGAGATCGGTTCCATTGAGCTGATGACGCCGAC